TACAGAACTAGACCGTAGACTTTCTTTGTTAACGCAAGAAGAAGCGGAAGAAGAAGGATATTCAGGTACCGGAGAAGCGATAAAAGACCATTGGGACGATGAACCAGTGCCAATGAAATTGGATTTAAAAAAACTACGAAAAAAAATAAAAAAAATAAATACTGCTTCAAAAAATAATAATAATAACAACAACAATAACACAGCAAAAAAGAAAACAAAAACAATGAGATCAAAATCAAATTCAAAAACGAAAAAGAAAACAATGAGATCAAAATCAAATTCAAAATCAAAAACAATGAGATCAAAATCAAATTCAAAAACGAAAAAAAGGAGATCAAAATCAAATCGTTTATAATATTTTCAATATCTAATAATATTTCAATAAAAATTATTATATTATTTATGTATTAATTAACACTTTATATTTTTAATTTATATACTTACTGATTTTTCTACTATATTAACTAAATCATCTACGACATTATGAATATTATTAGATATATCAGAATGTTTTCTTTTTCGTTTTACTGTAAAACCCTTAGCATCCGTTTTTGAATCTAATTTAACTTCATAATTAAAATAACACATTTGATTATTTTCATTCATATGATAAGGTGTTTTAAACCATGTTTTTTCCGTATTATCATAAATAAAATCTACATAAATTTTACTAGGTATTGTAAATTCTAGCATTTTAGTATTTACTTCATTAAATAATTCCAATGGCATACCAATGGTTATATCAGAACCATTTTTATTTAAAACCCCACCATTAAATAAGTCAATAAATTCTTCTTTACTTAAATGCTTAGCTAAACAACTTATTAATTTATGAATGTCGTTTTTAATAGTATCATATTTATTTAGTGATATTTCACCATGTTTAGATAATTGCGTTAAGGCATTTCTTGAACGAGTAATAAACGGATCAACTATATAATTATAATTATTAATAATGTCGCATTTATATTTTCTTTCAAAACCACATATAAATCCATTTTTCCATTCTTTTGTTTCTTCATCATCATGTAATAAGTTATATAAATCCATCTCTGAAATAGGAAAATGTTTTGATTTATAATAACCTTTTTTATATTCCAAATCTTTATTCATACGAATACAAGACTGTTGTTTTTGTTTTATATATATATCATTTACATCTACCGCTTTATTCATTTTTTCTATTTTTCTTTCTATTTTTCTTTTTTTCTTATAATGGTCTGATAAAGCTTCCTTGGTTCTTCCAATAATATCACGAAACAAATTAAACTCATGTGTCGTTTTTTCTATATCTATATTAGTATATTCCCATGCTGTATACCTTGTATAATTTTTTCTACATAACGGACACGTATTTGATTCTTTCAACCATTTAAAGAAGCAATCACTACAAAACTTATGTTTACAAGGTGTAACAACCGCGTTTTCAATAGTTAATTCATCATAACACACAGCACATTGATTTTCAGTTTCATCTTTTACTTTTGTATCTTCTACTTTTGTATCTTCTACTTTTTCTTTTATATTAATGTTCATTGTTTCCATGTTTCTTTTATAAATTTAAATTTTTAATAAAATTTTAAATCAATTTATTCCAATACATTGTTATCTAATATGGTATTAATATACTTTATTAATTCCTTTTTACTATCAAAGGTAACTTTATAATTTATAATTTTATTTTTCATAGGATATGAAAAATGCCATTTATCAAAAACTTCTTCATGATCTAATATAATACAAGCGGTTTCATTGTATTTTTTATAATATGAAAATATTCGTTTTAAACTAGAAGGATAGTTACTTAATCGAATCAAATTGGTTGATTCGTAATAATCGCGTTTTACAAATTCTTTTTCACAGGAAAAACTCATGAGTCAAGGTAATATTAAATTATATGAAAGATCTTTTAATATGTTTTTATAAATTATATGGGTTATAAAATATTTATATCTTATATATATAAGATATGACAACATTAGGAAGAAACATTGGAATAACACAACCACGAACGAATCCACCAAGACCAAATAAAGCAAAGGTAATTGATTCAAGATATCAATATCCAAATAGTATTAAAAATAGTTATTATAATACATTAAATTTTGGAACACCAAACGGTTCAAATCGTAAATTAAAAGCGTATAATCATCCTCAATCTACAAAACATAATATGAGTAATTTATCTGAACAGCAAAAAAGAGATGGTGTTACCACAACAGCTAAAACAAATATACAAAATAAAATAGGTCAAATGGATCGACTTAATAGAATAAAAGCCATGGCTATTAATCAATCGAAATAATATCAAAATATATAATAATTATTTATATTTTGATAATCATATGGAGTCTAATGAAACTCTTGTTTGCATAGGATATAATTGTTCATCTAATTTATACCGTAATAAAGCAGCAAAACCAGCAGTAAAAAAAACAAAGCAATGCCATAATGAATGAAATTTAATATAAACATCATTATACCATTCTTTTGCAGCAATAGAATACATGATAATTGCTGTTAGACCACAACAAGAAAATAAAAAAGATAAACATTTAAATCGTAGCAAATATCGCCAAACCGTTCTCCATTTTATAATAACAACAAAAAAACTACATATAGATAAATACCACGTAATAATTACATCTCTCCGTAAATTTTCCCAAAGATACAAAATTAACACAATATTTTCAACAGCAAAACTTGTAATATAAAATTGTGGTTCTCTAACACGTAATCCATATAAAACAGTAGTGAAAATTAAACTTGAAGCAGCATATCCATCCAATAACGCCCAATTATCATAATCATAATCAGTAGTAAATACTTCATCGTCAGGAAGACTATGATGCGAATGATATAATAATGAAAAAGTTACTCCATATATAAATTTTATTAACATAAATATACTGGGGATATCTTTACGCTTTTTCCAATTCCAAAGAAAAACCCCCATAGGGAATAAAGCAATAGCATGTGTAGTTAATAACCAGTGTTCGTAATACATTAATAAACCTATGTTTAAATCTTTAAACATATTTAATAAATAATGACGGGTGAATTTTATAAAATCATTAAAAAATATTAATGAATTTATAATGTTATTTTATAAAGTAGCCACTCAAGGAATCGAACCTCGGACCTCCGCGTTATGAGCGCGGCACGCTAACCTCTGCGCCAAGTCGCTTTTTATTTACAGAACACCAAAGCGTCTAGTATATAATAGGTTACTTTTTTTAAGTTATTTTAATATATTATTTAATTTAACATATTGAATATTAAGTAATTGCAAACAATATATCAAAATAAGTTAAATATATGGTTAGAAATAATTTAAATGTTAATTCCAGATAATAAAAAAAAAACAATATGTGATATTTTATATGAAAATTTAACTTTTTTATGTAATCATTTATATGCAAAAATGCATGATGATTTATTAATAGGAACAGAACACAGTCGAAAAATCATTCCTGACTGTACGACACCTTCAAGGGGATTTACTATTGAAGAAACAAATTTAACACAATCTGAAAAATCAGATATTATTATAACCGACCCCAAATTTGGTATGTTTTCTTTATTTAAATACCATGTTACTAGGGGATATAAAAATGAAAAATTAAAAGAAAAAAACGCTTTTTATTGTAGTCATGTTTTTTCATTATTAGCCGCTTTACCAATTATAATATTTATAGCTCAATGGTCTATTTATATAGCAATGGTAGCAAATGAAATAGATGGATATGATGGAAATATTTGTCCAAATGTTTCTGATTGGAAAAAAAAGTTAATTATGTTTGGTGCTTCGGCAGTTTATTTTGTTCGTTCATTTTTTCTTTGGGATAATTTAACAGATCGTACACGACTTCAAAAATTAACACCAACTATCGATATATTAGTAATGATAGATACATTTCAAGAATTTGGGTTTAATTTATTTGTGTATGTAGCTAATTTATGGATTATATTTAAAGAAGATAATTTGTATGATATGGTGTTGAATTGTGTTGCTATGGAGTTTTTAATGAACTTGGACAATGAATTTGAAGAAATGTATTTTAAATATTTACCTGAATCTGCTGATGATATTTATGATAATGTATTTGTTTCTTATACGGAAAATCAATTAAATATTAAAGAAAAGAAAAAATCAAGATGTTTTAGATTTATATCAGCAGCCGCTTACATACCTTTTAAATTATTAACCATTTCACTAATGTTATTTCCCATACTTTGTTTTACTATGATGATATATAGTCCATTATGTAAATAAATTTATTTATATATATATAAATTTATTTATTGGTATAGTATATAATTATGTCTCATGATCAATATAGTGATTATAAACAATATTTAAAAATGAAAGATTCAACTGATTATTATAACCAAGCAAAACAATTACAAGCAGATAGTTCAACCAATTATACATTGATTGCAAAAACATTTAATAAAGCATTAATTTTAAATAAAAAGTATGTAGATGCTAAATCTGCATTAAAAAAAATGATTACTGATAGTCAAATAACATCACAACAATGTTTAACATCATATGTAGACGCTAGAACTGAATTGTTACAATGTTATAGTATTACGGATTTAAGATAAATTATTATTGCAATATTATAATTTATTACTACTTAATTCTACTATTTTATTTGTAGTTTTATCTAAAACAGTAAGTTTATTATTACGACATACGGGAATACCACTCTCGTAAACAAACTTTAAAAACTCTTGCTCTTCTTTTTCTTTTAATTTTTGAGTTTCTTGTTGTAATCGTGCTGTTTCTAAATTAAACTGACCCTTAATTTCTTTAAAACATGTATTTAATTTTTCTTTCATTATTTTAGTATCTTTATTCATGATGTATATCAAAGTATATAATATATTTTATAGCAAAAAATATATTTTGATTTTTGATATCAATTTTACTAATAAAAGTTACCAATTCTATTAAATAATCAAAAAAGTTATTAAATTGTATAAAATTGATTTAAAAATATACTAATAAGATTATTATAACAATCATGAGTTTACTATTTCATAATAACACTGTTAGTTTATACGATAACTGGTATGAATCCCACGCCTCCCTATTAAGGTCCGTCTGTTTAGAATTAGGTCATTCGGACAAAATCAATGAATTATTGGAAAAATTTGTTGGTGATAAAATTAAAATGAAAGCAAAGAAAGATAAAAATTTGCCAAAGAAACCAAAATCTGGTTACTTCTTTTATTGTGATGATAAGAGACCTGCTTTGTTGGAAAAAGCAAAAAAGAAAGGTGGCAAGATTAATATTGGAGTAATAGCAAAAGAATTAGGTGAAATGTGGAAAAAGTTAAAACCTGAAAAAAGAAAGAAATATGATGCTTTGAATTTGAAAGATAAGGACCGATATGAAAAAGCAATGGCAGAGTATACACAAAAAAATAATTTATAAATAAAATAACAAATAAATAAAATAACAAATAAATAAAATATTACATTAGTAAATCATTAATATAATATTTTTTTATTATAAATGAAAAAATCATATAAAATAGATAATAAGCATAGTACAATTGAAAAAGCAAATCAATCACATCTTGTTAAAAAAAACAATGGAACGATAGAAAAATTAAATATTGATTTAAATGTAGATAATTATACGATAAATGATATGAAGTTGTTTATTCGATTATCAGATGAAGAAAAATATAATTACTATCAATTAAAGGAATGTGTAGATAAAAAAATACAAGCAATATCACAGTTAAATTTAAGTTTACAAGAAAAAAGTAAGATTATAGATTTTATAAAAAGAATTCATTTTTCTTTAAAAGATAAACTAAATATTGAAGGAAATAATAATTTGGCTGGTATTATGGATGAATCCTATTCTATAACTGATTTACAACAAGATATAAAAAAATTGTCATCTGTGGTTCAAGAAAGAAAAGAAAAAGAATTGGAATCTATTTATATTAGTCCTGTTAATCAAGGTCTAGTAAATAATTTAAAAAGAAATATTATTACAAGTCAACTTAGTATAGATACCAAGTTTAGAAAAAATTATTTTAGTACTAAAAGTAGTAATTTTACTATTAATTTGGCAACACCATTAAAAAATGTGATTTCTATGAAAATGTCTTCTATGGAAATAGCAAATATTCAACACGCAATATCAGAAACATTAGGAACCAATGGTTTTAAAATAACAAAAATACCAGCTTCTGGTCCTAGTGTTTCTGCTACTATTAAAATACCCAGTGCTAATTATAACACAACAGCACTTGAATCATCAATCACAGGCGTAGATACAGATGTAAATAAATTGGCTTATGTTGGTTCAACTATTTCAATTAATTCAAATACAATGAGAGCAACTATATCCACAAGTTCTGGTAATAAATTGGAACTTGACTTTCAAAACTTAGTTAATCAAAACGCACCACCAATGAAAACATTAGGATGGATGCTTGGGTTTAGAAAAAGACATTATAAAGGACAACAATCATATACAGGAGAGGGCACCATAGATATTGCTGGTTGTAAATATATTTTTTTATGTATTAATGATTTTAAAAATACAACACAAGATGTTTGTACTATCCTTTATGAAAATTCATTTTTAAGAAAACATATATTAGCTAGGATACCAATGAGAGAAGGTAAAGGCGCTGTTTTATTTGATGATACTTCTGATAAGATAACAAAAAAAAGACATTATTTTGGACCTGTTAATATAGATAAACTACATATTCAATTAATCGATGAATATGGGATGGAAATAGATATGAATTATAATGATTTTTCATTTGCCTTAGAATTTGATATATTATATGAAAAATAAACTTATAAATATATATCAAATATGAATTTATCAAAATATTCGATATTTAAATTTAATATCTCTCCCATTTTAAAAGATAAATATGGGAGAGATGAATATAATCTAGAGTGTATAAAAAAAATAGATGGAAACCTTTTAAGAAAAACAATAACAACAAAACAAAAATTTATGAAATTTGATAATACAACTATACAAATCAATCCAAATTTAAATATGAAATTATTTAATAACATTAAAAAAGCATTAACTTATAAATACAATAATATATCCCAATTAAACTATGTAACACCTATTCAAACCTTACAAGAACATTATATGTCTATGCTTTCATTTAAAGTATTTGGGATACCCAATTTGAAAGAACCATTTACAAATATAAAAAAATTAAATGAAATGATTGAAAATGAAATAGATAATATGATATATCGGTTTTTAGATGTTGAAAGTTATAATAATAAAAAATCGTTAAATGAAATAATCAATCTATTAAAAGAAGAAAATGTAATAATAAATTTTCAATGTATTATAAAACCGCCACCTGAATTAAATAAATACAATATTAATGAAAGTATTTGGAATATGAATGTTTTGGTAGATTAGTAATAAAAACAATATCTTTATTTGTATATAATGAGTGGTAATTTAATTTTCGAGATCCCAGTTATTTTTGATTTAAGTGGGGATTTAACATTATTTGGTGAACTTCCAGCAGAAGATTTAGTAACACATCATTTAAAATGGACTTGTTCAACAACAGATATTTCTGCTTCAAGATTAGAGAATTTATTTTTAATAGGAGACGCTAGTGGTGGTGATAAATTGTTTTGGGCAAGAGCAGATAATACAGGAAGTGAAGCAAATCAAAATTATTATGTATCTAATTTTGTAAAATTTATAGCTACAACATTATTAAAAGAATCACGATTGGTGTTTGTAACTGATATATCAAAAAATGTTCCAATAGGACCTGCAGTAGTAGGTCAAGATCCTTCTCAAAATCTTTACACCTCTTCTTTAACTGGATCCTCAGGAGCTTCTTATGCTGAATGTATGATACGAGTTTTATGTACGCATTTATTAGGAAATCCTTTATCTCAAACATTTATTAAGGATGAGACTGCTTTGATTAATTATATTGATTCTGATGCAAATCTTCATATATTATCAAGTCAATTAAATGAAACATTTGGAGGTGATATTTCAGGTGGTGGAAGTATTGCTATTTCTAGTCAAAAGTTAACTGGTATAAATTCAGGGTTAGATATATCTCAAAATGTAAGTGATGGACAGTCAAATGTTATTTTAAAATCAATATTTGAACAAATGGTTGCTGATATTAGTAACAATTCAACTAGAAGACAAAAAATAGCTGCAATGTCAGATTTAAGTGGAAACCAACAAAACGTAAAAACATTTGTTTATAAATTACCGTTTTTACCAGGAGATAAAATTAATTTTTACATTAGAAATTTCATTAATTTAGATTTTGAAGCGTTGACTGATATAAGTGGGAATTCAAATGGTTCATTAAACGATTTAGAATTAGCTGATGTATTTCCAGGCGGGTCTTTATCATTAGGAGTTACATCTCCGGGATGTTTTGGATGGATGGGTAATCCATTAAACAATTCATTTGATTTAACACAACAAACAACAGATATTAGTGGCAATACAGATATTTTTGACGCTCATATTTGGAAAATACAAGTTACATTAGTTTAAATATATAATTAAATATTACACTATTAAATTATATAAAATGCCCATTGTTAGATTATGTCCTTATTGCAAAAAAGGATTTTTAAAATCAAGTTATCAAATGTTAAAACATGTACAACATTGTGAAAAATATAACCCGACCATTATTCACGTAAATAATACAAAAAACTCATCTAATTTTAAAATAAAAAAAATAGCAGATGAAATTAAACCTTCAATTCTTTTTTCTTATAAACCATTAGATAGTTCTCATTAACTTACTAATAATTCCCTTATAAAATATTCGAATATCCTTTTTAAACACATGAAGTTTATTATATGGCACCCATTTTATCATATCTTTTTCATATAATCCTTTTTTATGGTATAATCCCGGTTTGTTTTTTTTTACATATAAAAACTGTTTTCTAAAATTGTGAATCAATCGATTATTATATGGAATATAAACTAAAAATGTTTTATATTTATTATGCTCTATTTCATGTATACATTTTGTATTGATTAAGTTTTCTATATCTTCCATATTCCCAAAAAAACCAGAACTTTCCTCAAACGCTTCTCTAACAGCAGTTTCTTTATATGTTTCGTTGCCTTCTCTACTGCCTCCAAAATCAGACCATAACCCTTTCTTTCCTAAATCTTTTTTATATTTATCTTTGTTTTCTCTACCAAATAAAAATAGTAATTTTCCTTTATATATTGTAAATGGTAATATACCTGCTCCCATTTAATATATATTAAACCATATATATTAAAAAATAGTATTTATCAATTTTTAGGTTGGAATGTATGAAACACATCTATCTCTCCCTTATTAACCAAATCAATTAATTCATCTAACGATTTTTCACCATGTTCGTCTTTATAATAAACATAAACAGGTGCAACAGGAGATTCTATAAAAAACATTAGATTAATTAAATGCTTTAACCAATTACTTTGTAACATTATTATGCTTTTTTGTAAATATTGTGGTGATTTTCGTTTTATTTTTTTAATAAACATAGCCATTTTAATAGCATAAAATATACTTACTTCACCGAAATTTGTAGCGTCAAAAAGCATAGTAAATGGTTCTGCTTTGTCGTATAAATTTAACCAAGTAGTTGTAAATTCATTATATTCTAAATAACTTTTAATATTACCAACCATGGTAATATATACCATTGGCCATTTATTTAAATCATACTTAGCAAACATATATATTATGTTGTCTAATGTATATATATAAAATGAACGCTTCAATGTTTGGAAAAAATGATGAATCTATTACAGCATCAAGTCATATGAAAAATAAGAAAAACAATTATTTATATAAATCTCGTAATAATAATGCTCAAGAAATAACAATGTCAAATTCAACAAAAATTAAAAATGTAAAAAGTTATGATACATTTTTATCAACAGTAAAAGGTTATATAAATTGCTGTGATTTAAGTTGTAATTATACCACCTATTTAGAAAACACAACTGATAAAATTAAGACCGAAAATAAGGATGATTGGTATGTTACAAGTGTTAATTATACTGGATTACAATTAGATGGTTCGGGGAATCCTATTGAAAAAAGTGAAATGTTAGGAGGTACAAATTGGCCATATAATAATACAAGAGGAAATGAAAAAGATTGTGGATTAAAAACACCATATTTTGTAGAAAATTATACTTATTTTAATAAAGACCCAGCAAACAATACGGTTACTACAAAAAAAGGTTCGGGAACATTTAAATCTGGTCACTATAATATTTATGCTAAAAACAAGCAACTAAATTTTCCAAATACAAATTTAAATGAGTAATGAGGTGGTATTATAAATTAATATGTCTTTTGATTATATATGCCGCGAAAGACATCTTCGGTTGGCGTTTTGCAAAAATTTATAACAAGTAATCAAAATACGGTGGGGTTTTCAGGAAGCGGTGGTGGTGGTGGTAATTCAGCATTAGTTCAAAAGTTACAATCTTATATTGATGTAAATGTAAAACCTTATTTTATAACAGATTATTTAAATAATGATACAAGTGATTTGGACAATTATATTTTAAATAATTATACAAATGTATTGACAAATTTAAATAAATATTTATCAGATACCGATACCAGTTATTTAGCTGCCATTGGTATATCTATTTTACAAATAACTGCAAAAGGTAGAAGTGATTTTAGAATATTATCTGAAGAAGTTCAACGATTGGATGATAGAGTAAGAGATTTAGGTGGATATTTAGTAGCTCGTGAAGCTCCTGAAGTTATTCGTGCTGTTGTGGAAGCAGATGTATCTTTGGATGTTCGATATTTGTTATATATCCAAAAATATGGTGTTCCACCAGGGGGTGTTTTTGATCCAGTATTACTTGCTGAATTTGATGGGTATGATAATTAACATATTTTTCTTATAAATATATAAAAATAATATGAACTCTCCAAATACAAGACAAATAAATGCTATAAACAAAACAAAAAATTTATGCAGTCAATTAAAGGTTATTATTAATAAAATAGAAGATATAGTTGAACCAACATCATCTCTCCCAATTCAACAAAACAATACAAGAGCTGCTGGTGTATCTGGATCAATTAGAGATACTTCTTATCATAATTGGACTACATCTTTACGTTCTTAATAAAAATTATAAGGTTTTATTAGTTATGATAATGTTAATCAAATCGTTCCATGTTGTGCTTCATTTCTTGGATTTCTTTTTTTAAAGATAAAATAATTTCAGCTTGCGATTCAATGATTTGTTCCAAGTTTTTATTTGTTTTATTACTATACCACAACCCATTTTTATTTACAAAAGGACCAATACCATGAAAAGTAGTTCTATAAACATTGATTTGTTGTATCAAATAATTAAATGAATCTTTCGTAAATGTATGAAAATCTATTTTTTCAATATAATATTCAGTATCTCTTCCTTGATTTGTAAGTATAATATCTTGTAACTTATCAACTTCCTTGATATCAAATGTAGATAAATTTTCTAATATTTCTTTTATAGTATTTTGTTTACTTTGATTAGTGGTATTTGTATTGTAAAATTCCATATTGTTATAATAAAACTATAACTATTATATTATTCTTTCAATTTATTTTTTTAAAATATATAACCCTAATACTAACTCTATACTAAAAATATAAAATTGAAAAAAAAATTAAACCAAAATGAATAGTTATAAAAATAGTATTAAAACATTCAAACAAGTATAAAACAAACAAAAAATTACCTATCAAAATTATGAGTTCAATAGTAAATAAATTCAAAGATTTTATAAAACAACATAAGTATGATATAAAAGATCATCAACTCAAAGGATTTGAGTGGTGTTATAACCGCGAAACTTCAACTGAGCTTTCTAAGGGCGGATTATTATGTGATGAAATGGGGTTGGGTAAAACATTAATGATGATATCATGTATGAAATTAAATCCAATGAAAAACACCTTATTAGTTGTTCCTAAGTCATTGATTGGTCAATGGAAAGAGAAAATAACACTATTATTGGGTAAAAAACCAAAATTATTTCATGGCATATATGCTAAGTCATTTATTGAAAATGCTGAATTGGATGAGCAAATTGAATGGTTAAGCAAAAATGTATACATTACTACGTATGGTATGTTAAATTCAGTTTTAAATAAGGTTACATGGGAACGAATTATTTATGATGAAGCACATAATATGCGTGAACAAAAAACTAAGGTATTTAAAAATGCCTTAAAAATAAATGGTAAAATTAAGTGGATGGTTACTGGAACCCCTATTCAAAACAAATGGGATGATGTTGTAACATTATGTAAACTTTTAAATTTTCCAGGAACCGATACCGCATTTGCCAAGGGTTCATCTACATCAATACAGAGGGATTTTATACAAAAATTTATGCTAATTAGAACAACAAAGCAAGTTAAAATTAAAATGCCAAAACTTAAAGTTGAAATTATTAAGGTAGCTCCAAAATCAAAAGATGAGAAAAGTCTTATGACTGATATTCATTCTATGTTATTATGTACGAAAGTTAATAAAACACTTGATTTTCCCTTAGTAAATAAAATGAGTACAAGTCATTTGGCGTATTTAATACGCGCTAAACAAAGTTGTAGTCATTCAAAAATGGTGGAAAAAAGTTTGTTGAAAAATTGTGAAAATAGAGAGGATAGTATACCAGATTTCACTAGTATAGGCACAAGTAAACTAACACAATTAATTAAAACAATAGAATCACATGACAAAAAAGTCAAAAAACTAATATTTTATACATTTAATCAAGAAAAAGCATTTATTGAAAAAATGTTAAAAGCAAAAAATTATAAAGTTGGTGTTGTAAATGGTAAAATATCAATAAAAAATAAAAATAAGATTGTAAAATCATTGGATTATGATGTTTTATTGGTTCAAATTAAGGCAGGTTCAGATGGTCTTAATTTACAACAATATGGCGAAGTTTATTTTGTATCTCCACACTGGAATCCAGCAGTAGAAAAGCAAGCAATTGCTCGTATATATAGAATAGGACAACTTGCTTCAAAAGTAAATGTATATTACCTTATCTCTACATTTGATATTAAAAATAGTTATACATTAGATGAATATTGTATGGAAATAAAAAGAAATAAACAAGAGCAAATTGACTTCTTATTTAAAGACAGTGATTTAAAATAAAAAATATAAAAACTATAAAAAACTATAAAAAACTATAAAAAACTATAAAAAACTATAAAAACTATAAAAATAACTATAACTACTATATGTTATTTTTTATGTAAAATATATAACTTTTATAAAATTGCTTTTATTTTTGTACTATATGATTAAGTTATTAAACAAACTAAGTAAACAAAAAACAAAGTAAATCAAAAACAAAGTTATTAATATGTCTAGCAATACACAACAACAAAATTATTATAAAAACACTTTATCTAATGGTAGTGTTGAACAAAAGGAACGGGTATGGAAACCTAGAAATGATTATCGTAATAATCGAGGAGGTAATGGTCAACGTTCTTTTCAAAGACACCAAAATTACAATGGTAATAATAACCAACGTTATAATAACTCTTATAAAAGAGGTGGTTATAATAATAACCAATGTTATAATAACTCTTATAGAAGAGGTGGTTATAATAAACGCCCTACAAATAAAGGAAGGCGTATCGTTGATAATAAAGATGGTTGGTCAACGATTAAAGGTTCAAATAATAATCGTAGGTTTAATAAAGTAAGTAATTATCCTAATAAACCTAAAAAAGAGAATAATAAATTTAATCTTTTAAATGAAACATCAAAAGATAAATTTAAAGGTAAAAATGTGCCTAAGATTACAAAATCTAAACCAGTATTACAAGGTTCTTGGGGGAAAGGTATTAGCAAAGCAGTGAAAGAAGATGTTAAATTTGAGAAACAAGTTCAAGAAAAAGAAAAAGATAATGGTATGGTTACTCTTAGTAAAGATTTGTTAACAGAAACAAAAACAAATACTATATATAAACCAGTATATTTATTTAAACCATTAGGAGATATTAAGTGGGGAGATGAAGCGATGGATGAAGATGAAGAATATAATAATGACAATGAATCTGATAATGATAGTGTTTCATCATATAACACTAGTGACGACGATAATGAATATAATTATGGTTATTAATTTAAAAAAACAAAAAAAATAAAAAAAAATAAGGGTCCTAGTATCCTTATTTTTTATATATTTTATTAAAACAATCTAAATGTATATTTACTTAATAATATAACTTAATGTCATCAGCAAATCGTATTCAAAAAGAATTAACTTTATTTATGACAGATCCACCTGATAATTGTAGTGCTGGTCCTGTTGACGAAGACATATTTCATTGGGAAGGTACAATAATGGGTCCAACTGAAACAGTATATGAAGGAGGTATATTTAATTTAGATATTCAATTTCCAAAAAACTACCCATTTAAACCTCCTAAGGTAAGATTTAAAACTAAAATATATCACCCAAATATTAATAGTGGAGGATTTATTTGTTTGGATATATTTAAAGACAATTGGAGTCCAGCATTAACTATTTCAAAGGTATTATTATCTATTTGTAGTTTACTAACAGACCCTAATCCAGATGATCCGTTGGTAGTTGATATAGCAGATGAATATGTTAATGAAAGAAAAAAATATAATGAAACAGCAAAAACATGGACGCAAATATATGCAAATAAATAATTCGGTATTTTATTATAATAATTATTGTTTATTATAATAAATGAATTGCTTTAAGAAACATAATAAATGTTTTCCAATTACATCATTAAAAAATGATGTTTATGAAAAAATAGATATACATGATAAATCTAGAATGCCAGAACAAGGTTGGATACATTCTTGTGTTAATTGTGGTCTTTACACTGCTTCTACTATATTATTCAATCGTTCAAACCACTCCAAAAAAAATTACGAATTTTGGTTTTATTTATGTAAACATTGTAATATGAAAATTGCTAGAAACGTAAAAGATTATACGATATTTAATAAGCATTGTTCAAATATGGTTAGAAGGTATAAAATAAAAAATTTAAATCAAGTTCCTGAACATGCTGTATTACCTGATGTTTCCATATCATAATCAGTACATTTGCAAACTCGACGTGCTTTAACACGAGCAATTTGATCTCCGGCTGTTAACATTTTATTAACCGGATTTGGTTGTCCTTGTACATTATCATTTATAGCTCCCGATTTGATATTATCTAAATGCTGTTGACTGCTAAATTCAGGCATTTTTTTATATGTTGTTTTTGGATCTACAAAATGTTTAATTCTAGTTTTATATAAATTTCTATAAGATTGTTGGATAATAGGCATTTTTGCATAATTACTACTACATTTACTTTTATTTACTCCTGTATTTGAAACAGCTAATTTAAAACCACCACCCAAAGAATTTACTTTGTTATGTCTGGTTCTATTATCTATTTTTCGTTTTAAAACGTATATGGACATTATAATTTAATATTAGAAAATAATATTAAATTGCTTTTATTTTTGTACCATAGATATAAGTTATTAAACAACTAAACAAATCAAATAACAAAGATAAAATACAAAAATAAACTTAAAATGACTACAATGACTACATTTCAAAAAAATAGCAGTAATGAACAAGGAATTTCATTATGTATACCATTTGTGTTTAAACATATTACAAAGGAAAAGGTGTTTGCTGTAATTAGGGCACAAAGAATTGGGCATATTGAAAGAATCGATATTGTGAATAAAGGTGAAAAGCATAATCGAGTATATATTCATTTTGCTAGAAGTAGATGGGGTAATCCAGCTAATATTAGAACATCGATGGACGTTTTGTTAAACTTACAATCGGGTATTCCATGGATTATTCCATATTCAAGATATGGGTATTGGAAAATCTGGATTTCAGAATCGGTAAAACCAGAACAAACTGATGTAGTAAATAGTGCTCCACGTGTAAAAAGAAAGGAGAAATTAGACTTATCAGAACCTACTGTATTAGATACAGATAAAGAGGAAAATATTATTTTAGATCCATCAGTATTGACTAGACAAACAGCAGTTAGATTTGATGATGATGAATTATGGGGTGCTTGTTGCGAAGAAGTTCAAGATGGTTTTAGTTCTACTACTAATTTAAACTTAGACTTAAATGATCCTATACAAGCAAGAATTGCTTCTGCTATACACTAATAATTTTAAAAACTAAAAAAAACTTAAAAAAAACTTAAAAAAAACTTAAAAAAAACCTTCGGGATTTTTTATTTAAATAATAACAAATATAAATGGATAAAAATGTAATTGTAACATGCCCTCATTGTGATTTATTAATTTGTATTTTTTTGAAAGATTTTAATTGTCGTATATTCAGACATGGAATATATAAATCAACCTTAAAACAAATAGATCCTCATTTGTCTAAAATAAATTGCGATTACTTAAAAATGAAAGATAATATAATTGGATGTGGAAAACCATTTAAATTAGTAGATGTTGATAACAAAACAATAGCAATAAAATGCAGTTATGATGAATAATTAATAATATCACAAATTAATAACATAAAATTACAAATACTATTAATACATATGATATTAGGAACCATTGTTTCAATCTGTTTTATATTAGCGTTATCATATAAAATACAAAACCTGAAATATTAAAATAAAAATCAATAGATAATTCTATATATATTATTTTTTATATCGTAGTTTTGGTGTATGTAAATAAACTATCCAAAACCAAGGGTTATCATAAAATATTTTTATATTTAAGTTGCTTGTTAATATGTTAATAACATTATCAACATAATCATTTTTATACCAATAACTATAGTAAATATGGACAATATTAGTATTTTTTCCTCTATTTTCTATAATATCAATTTTTTTAATTTTACCAAATTGATATTTATTTAAAACATCAAAGACTTGTTTCTTTTTAATATTTTTACATACTCTTGGAATACATAACGTATAATTGTTAAACATGGTTAGATGGATTATCAACTATCCATATTTATAAAATCAATTTATAAAATGCTGTCTCTTATAATATTAATTAAAAATAATTAATGTTTATTAATACATTCAACAAGTAAATGTATACGAAAATTTATATTGGCAAATTTAACCTAGGTTAGCTGTTAAGAGACATATTATATATATAAATTTTCTTTAAATTGATTTAAATAAATAAGTTATTAAATCAATTACACTAAATATAAATAATGAACCGTTTTAAAGATTTACCAAATAACAACCAACGAAACACTTATTCATCTAATAGAGATAATTCTAATAATCGATTTGGATCAAGTAATGCATTTAAACAAAATAGAAATAATTCAAGATTTTCGTCTACATCTACATCATCAAGCCAATTTGGTTTACAAACAAATAATAGATGGAAAAAAGATAATACGGATAGTGTAAACGACCGTTATTCTAATAGAAACGACCGTTATTCTAATAGAAGGTTTGGATCTAATTTTAATAGAAGAAACAGACCAAATGACTCGCGTGATGTAGAGAGTAAATTTATTGATTTAAAATCAATGTCTAGGGGATTTGACGTAATTACAACTAAACCAAAGCAAAATAAAAATAAAAAGCAAAATAAGAAAAAATCAATACAAGAAACAAATACAAAATTAAATAAAAAAACAAATACAAAATTAGATAAAAAAGAGGATGGTTTATCAAAAGATGATGAAGAATCATTAAATAGTTGGATATTAAATCAATATGCATATGAAGTTATTGAAGAAACGGAAAGTGAGGGAGAAGGAGAGGAAAATAATGAAGATGAATTAGAAAGCAAAGAATAAATAGTAATTAGTATAAAATTAAAATAATTAATAACATATTTTTTTATATGGTAGATATTGAAAATATGAATTTAGATGATGAATGGATAAAAGAAATAGATAAGGATGAAAATATATATAAAAAATTCTACAAATCTGCTCCAAATTATGTAAATTTATATATAACGTATCTCGATTCTTCAAATAACATTATTCATATCAAAACACAAACTACATCATTAAAGGATAATATTTTAAGTAAAACAAAGCTAATATATTACATTAGTAAGTATTCCAAATTTCATAAAAAAAAATATTATTGTTTTGACCTTATTAAATATAATATTGACGTTGATTCAAAAACAATAAATAAATATATTGAAAACCCAGAGTCATATCAATATTTATCGAATGAAAGTAAGATACTTGATATTTATTGGAAGGATAGTGTTGAAATATTTCATTCTATAAACTCGTTATATATTTTTTACAAACCATTAATAAAAACAAAGAAAACGTCAAAAAAAACAAAAAAGGACGTTTTGGTTAGTAGAAAAAAAACAAAGAAACGATACAATTAAAAGATAAAAGAAACTACTTAAATTTAGAAATACTTATAATATCATTATGAACACATATGGTGATAAAGGACATGTTCAACAATGTTGGGTAAAAGATAGTTTTAAAATGTCTTTAAATGAAACAGATATTCATAATTATATTTTACAATTGAATTTTCAGTTAGTAAGGACAAATAATATGGATTTATTAAAATATCATTGTAAATATTTGTTGAATATTTTGTTTAAAGATACTAAAAAATATATTAATGAAATAGTTGTAGTTTGTAAGTTAATTTTATATACACGAGATATACATTATGGAAAAGGGGAGAGAAAGTTATCATACATGTTACTTTTAGAACTATACAAACATAATGATGAAATGGCAATTATGGTATTTGAATATTTTGTTAGAAAATTACCAAATAAAACATCTATTGGATGTTGGAAAGATGTAAAACGATTTGCACAATATATTTATGATGAAACTGGTGATGATAATCATACATTTATTTTATATTTAATTGAATTTTCAAATATATTTTTAAAAACGGACCACACTAGAATCAAACAAATTTATGATTTATTTAAAAATAAAAACCCCGAAAAAATCAAAAAATATATACAAAATAATGTTGAACTTACTATGGTAGCCAAATGGTTGCCTAGAAAAAGTTTAAATAATCATAAATACACTTGGTTATTTGATAAATTGGCAGATAATATGTTTGACCATTATTTTAAAACAGTTTACCAGTATAAAGGTAAAATAGATAACAAAAAGTTAATAAAAGCATTAAATAAATCTGAAATGAATTATAGAAAAATGTTATCATTTGTTAATAAACATTTGAATGTAGTTGAAATCTTACAAACATCTCATAATACAGATAAAATAGATTTTGTAAAGGTGTCTAGTATTGCTAGGGAAAAATACCATAAATCATTTTTAAAACAATCAGCAAATAAACAATGTAGGTCAAATTATATTGAATTTATAAAAACAAAAAAATATATACATACGACACAATGTTTATATGAAATCGTAAGAAATATAATAAAAAATCAATTATGGTTGAAAAAATCAGACGATTTTGATAGAATTATTATAACTAAATTATGGAATTCCAAAAAAATGTATTTGAAAAATATGGAAAATATCCCATTAGTAGATACTTCTCAATCGTTAAATGGTATAGGGTATTATAATTCCATAGCGTTAGGAATATTTATAGCTGAACATAACAAAACATATTTTAAAGACAAATTATTAACATTTGGAAATAAACCAAGATTAATAGAATTTACTGAAAAAATGGATATATGTGATAAGGTAAAATGTTTAATAACGGCTGATGTTAATATTAACAGCGATTTATATAGTGTATTTAATATGTTAATTGAAATAGTGAAAAAATATAAATTACCTTCACAAGAACTGAAACCATATACATTAACCATTTTATCAGATATGCAGATAGAAGATAATATTGATATTAAAAATCCATGTATTTATAGTAATATAAAAACAATGTTTAATATAGCTGGTATTGAAATTCCTCAGATTGTTTTTTGGAATTTAAAAGTTCATAATGGATTTCCGGTTTCAACTATTTATAATTACGAGGATATATTAATGATTTCGGGGTTTAGTGAAAAAGTGTTATCAATATTTAATAGTAAAAATAAGAAAGATAACAAAGATAAAAAGAAAAAGCATCGAACTCACAATATATTTTTTGATATAATTAATAATAAACGTTATGATTTTGTAAATAAGGAAGTATTAAAAATCATATTATTATGAGTTGTTATTTAATTAAAATTAAGTACATTTATTAATATATGAGTAATATTTTAAATTTATATAATCAATTGGAAAACTTTAATGATATATATGAGCAAAATTTGATTAATAATATAATAGAAATGACGTTGAATCAACCTACAAAAAATAAAAAAGTTTTATCAAAAAAGGGAGAGAAAGAGTTAAAAAAGGTTGTTTTTAATTCAAAAAAGTTTACTATGAAAGAATGTCCTATTACCTTAACGGTATTTAATGAGGGAGATATAGTTACAAAATTACCATGTAATCATATATTTGATAATAGTGGTATATTAACTTGGTTGAAAGAAGAAAAAGCGAATTGCCCTGTGTGTAGAATGGAATTGGATTCAATCGAAGAAAAAAATAATGATGTTTTAAATGATATTAGTAATACTTTATTTGAAACCAATCCATTATCTTTATTTTCAAATATTACAATTGATTTATCATTAAACAGCGATTTATTACAACCATATCATAGAGACTATAATATTCCATCATTTGATTCTATATCCTCTTTTGAAGATGAAGATGATTTGTTTTTTTATAATTCTTTACAATTTTTAGAAAATGACAACAATGATTTATCTGACTTTGACTTTTTTAGAAATATGACTGCTTTTGATATGTTGGATATATCTAGTAATTTTATACAATAAAAAATTATATATGTTTTATTGTATTTAAAATTTATATGTCATCCCAATTAATTACTTCTTTATCAGTAATGTTTTTATTGTTTTTCTTAACATCATCATTATTCATTTTAATAACGATGTTAGTATCTTCAAACAAATCTTCTTCCGTAGTAAATTCAATACCTGCATCTTCTTCTTCTTTCATTTCTTCTTCTACTTCTTTCCAAATGTGTTGAGTAATGGTTTTATCATTTCTTAGTTGTTCGTATTGGTAGTCTGAATAAACGTATAATAAATCAACTTTCTCTTTTTTTTTAGGAGCAACAACCTCCCAATCTCTTTTACCAACTAATAATATTTTATTAATTGATATTTGATTATCTCTTTTATTTCTTCCACGGAACTTTCTTCTTAATATACACAATCGTTCTACACCATCATTGCAAATTACACCAATATTTGCTCCTCCGTATATATTTGTAACCCTAGCATATATTTCACAAGGTTCTCTATGATTTGCCAATCGTAATGTTTTACGTATAGGCACATTTTTAGCATATTTACTTGCCATTTTTTTATGTTTACTTCCTCCTTTTTTATTTTTTACCATTGTTATTAATAAAAATACTTATTATTTTTATTTTTAAATCAATTTTACATTTAATAATAACCTGGTGAAAATGTATCAGAGTGAAGATTTGATTTTAGTATTATATTCCAAAAATATTTATTACTCATTTTACTCCAACCATAGTATAAATTTATATCTCGATCATGCCAATATCTATCATTTGGCGGCCGTTTAGGTGTAATTTCTATTGCGTGCAATTCTAAGGACATCATTTGAATATTATTACTAACTGGGGTTGGTATTGCGACATTAATGAAAGGGTCTGCTATAAACATAGGGTCATCAGCAAGGCCAGGGGAATATCCAAGATGAACTTTTTTATAAAAGCAAGGTCTATCTTGTAATAATTCAGTATGACATTTTTTTAAATTATCGCGGAAATCTGGTGCGTAAGATAATATTAATTCTATAATTTCTTCTGGTAAGTCTATCATTTAGTTTTAATAATACTATTAGAAATTTAGTTTAAAATCAATTTATACAATATGTTATTTGTTTTATAGTTTCTTTTAATGGAGTATCATATACATTGAAACATTCATTTATAGTAATTGGTTTTATTGATTTAATACTTTTCATTTGTGTTTCTATATTTTGTTCATCTGGTTCAAATCCATATGTTTCATAAAATTCATCTAATATATCATTATTTGGGAATTGTATTTCTTTTTTTTTAAACGAAACATCATAATTAATAAATATTTCATTCCAAAATGGTGTTTTATTAGCGTAATATTCCCAATGATGTAAATAAGCAGATTTATATCTATCTATATCATCACAAATATATCCAAATGATTCATTCCACACATTTACTACATCCGTTTCATTTTTAAATCTAGCTAATTTAAACGAACCGATTAAATCATTGACTGGATATAAGCGTTTTTCCTTTAATGTTTTATATACACTAATACATGGGATATCAAATTGGTTGATTGATTTAATATTTTCTTTATTTAATTTTGTTTTTATATGAATTTGTTTCTTTTTAACTAACTTACTTACTAGTTTAACTATCCATTTGTGTTTTTGATTTGTATAAAACAAACACATTTTCTCTTTTCGTTTATTAAATCTAAATTTAGTTTTGTATATTTGCTTTATTTCATCAATATTTAAGGGTTTTAAATAAGATATTGCGTTAGGAATGTTTTTCTTTAATTTATCAATGGTAATGTTATTAATAAGGTCTGGTATTTTATTTTTATTTCTATAATAAGACTGAAATATAGTAATATCAATTACTTGTTTATGTAAATCCTTTATAATTTTAGCAATATGTTTAAAATCGGGTTTCGTTTTCCATGCGTTATATTCTATATCTAATACTTTTTCAAATGATATATATTTGATGTAATAAAAGTCATAATATATTTTGGTTATAAAATTCCATAAATACTCTTTGTGACAACTTTTATATAACTCATATGCCCAAAATAAACTTTCATGAAAAGTATGTTTGTTTTGAAATAATATAGACAACATAAAACTATATTTTACTTCATCAATATTATATAACAAATAAGACAATTGTATAGTTTCCATTTATATGTTATAAAAATAACAATATATATATAATTCAATTTATTTCTTAGTATAATATATAATGGTAAATATGTGGTTAGTGCATGTTAAAAACACTCGTAAATTACTTCCAAAGGGAACTATGTTTAAAAATGTGTTGAAAGCAGCAAAAAAAACATGGAAAAAAGCAAAGGGAACAACAGCAAAAGTAATGAAAAAGGTAGGTAAAAAAGCTAAAAAAACATTTAAGAGGGCAAGAAAAGCAGCCAAAAAAGCTAAAAAAAGAATTGTCGGAAAAACAAAAAAGGCAAAAAAAGGCAAAAAAGGCAAAAAAAGTAAGAAAAATAAAAAAGGTAAGAGAAAGAGTATGAAAAAAAGACGTAAGTAAGTAAAATATGTAATAAATATTATATATTTTATATTGAATTATAGATTGTGTGCTGTAATTATTTATTTTTTACAATAAAGCATTTTTGTAAAATCACATACACTCATATTTTGGTTTAACGCCCATAACCACATAAAGAGTTCAAAAATCATTATTATTATTAAAACTAATATAGCGTTAGAAGCTAATTTGATATTTTTTTTCTCTTTTACATCTAATAATATTATACCAAATAACATAATAAATATTACTTCAATAAAAATAATAATAAAAATATGCATTGTTATATATTAAATTGTTTTTGCCTTTTCTTTTAAGGCAGTCATTTTAATAGACATCGATTTATCTTGATTGATTTGTTTTGTAAGTTGTTTTTTAAATTTTTGTTTATTATCTTTGATTTGATTTGCTATTATTTTAAAAACGCTTTTTTCATGCTTATTATTATTTAAATGGTTAATAATGTAATCATGTGATTTATCTAATGATAACCTTTCTTTTGGATCTGGATGAATGTTTATTTCTAATAACTTTTTAAATGATTGTAAAAAATTACCTCTTTTTTTCATTTCAAACATATTTAATATTCTTAAAAACATAATAGATAAAGAATAATTATCCCAAGTATCACTATATTTTAATATATGTTTTATTGATTTTTCTACACCCATATCTGCATATTTATGCAATTGTTTAATACTAAGTTGTTTAAATGTTGAATATAATTCATCCGAAAAAATATCAAATGCTTTGTTGTATTCCATGTAAGTATTTACCATATCATAAATTTCATTTCTAACGTCATTATTGGGATGATTAATAATAAAGCATAAATAATGTATATCTAAACACCATAAAGAGTAGTCAGGGGCATAAGTATAAAAATATTCTTTTAATTGATAGATGTAGTTTGGATCATTGAAATTAGGTTTAATCTCATCTTTAATAATAGATAATCCAAAATCAATAATAATTGGGATGTCTCGTTTTTCATCATACATGATATTTTCACCTTTTATATCATAATGTATAATACCTTGTTTATTTAACATAAATAATGAAAATAGCAAATATATATATCCATGAATAATAGCATATAAAAATGTATTATTATCTATACTTGAATGTAAATAATTTTTGTAGTCAGAACCCTTTATGTATGGTAATCTGGAAATAGTAAATTTTTTATTAGGATATTTTGAGAAAAAACTACAATTATATTTGCTTGAAACCATTTGAACCACTTTATGGTTATACTCACAACTAGAAATAATAGGGGCAAAATATTTTTTTGAAAAAGGTATTTTTTTTACCATTTCTCCTATTTTGCTTTCACGACGAGAAGTTGAGTTTTCAACTTGTATTTTTGTTATAAATTTTTTAGTTTTTATATTTTTACCTTTACAAGTAAGACCTGGTTTTAATACACATCCATATCCTCCTTCCCCTATTACTTTTCCTCCGTTCTGGTCATAAGTTAATTCATCATCATCATCATCCTCCTTTTTAAATTTTGTTATTTTTGTTATTTTAAAAAATGGGTCATTCATTTAATATAAATAGTTATAAAAATATAATTTATTAAATTAATAATTTATACATCGAGTTGTTGTTTTTTAAGTTGCTTTTTTATTTTATAGTAAGCGTTATTAAACATTTTTTTGATTTTTTGTAAACATTCCGTTTGATTTAATTCAAATGTTTTTAGTCTTACTATTTCTGTATTAATTTCACTTAAAATATTAGTATCTGTTTCATTAATAAATTCTTTGTATAACAATGATGCTTTGATTGGGTTTTTATTAATATATGTTTCAATCATTTTAAAGAATACAGGATTTCTTGGAATATAATTTGTTTTTAATTGTTTATTTAATTTATAGGTTGTGTTTTTCTTATTTTTAAAATAATATCTAGCACTTTTATATATTTTTTCTTCTATATTTCCATTAAATCCTAAATCTAAAATGCGTTTTTCTTCTAGACTAATTATTTCATTATTAACTCTTTTCCATAAATGAAAAGCATCTAAGAAATCGTCACAATTGTCATTGCTGTGTAATTTTGAAAATTCTTTAATGGAATCCAATAATTCTTTGTTAAATTTAAAACGATATGTAGTTTGAGACATGATTATGAATTAATAACTAAATAAAAAAATATAAATCAATTTTATATGATTTATTATTTAGTTTATAAAGTGTATTACAATCAAAATAAAGATACGTATGATAAAATATTGGGTTTTGATACTAAAATAACAGATGTATATTTAAATAATTATTTAAAACCTATATCTATTAAACCAATTGAAAAGGTTGGATTGACATTGCATAATTGTTTTTATGTTTTAAAACATCCAACAGAACATCGATTTTTAACCTTTGATGATATAGATATTGCTTTAAACATATTATTACCACTTAATTATACGGTTAATGAAGTATTAACTAAAATAGAAGTGAAACGAATGAAACAATTAGTATATGTGTTTAATAAATAGAAATAATAAATTGAATAAATTGAATAAATATTAAAATTAATATAGATAATATAATTAAATAATGCCTACTACATCTAAATTAGTTGAAAAATATATAGAGAGTTTAACAGATCAAGAAAGTTTAGCGTTAGAAATTGCTAGAGAAATGCTAGGAACTTCATTTGATATGGAAAAATGTATAGGATTTAATAAGTGGTTAAAAAATCAAAATATTAAATCTAAATAATTTATATTATGAGTAGTAAAACAGAAACAGATAAAGTAGAACAACCTAAAACAGATAAAGTAGAACAACCTAAAACAGATAAAGTAGATAAAGATGAAAATAAGGAAACAGATGAAAATAAGGAAACCGATGAAAATAAGGAAACAGATGAAAATAAGGAAACAGATGAAAATAAGGAAGAAAAAGATGAAAATAAGGAAACAGATGAAAAAGTAAGTGGTAAATTTAATAGTAAAAAGGCAGAAAATACTACAAAAACACTTAATAAGGTTAATTTTTCTCGTTCCAGAGAATTATCAGATAAATATGCCAGTCGAATAGTTGATAGTGCTGAACGATATGGTAAAAAAATTAGTATTGATAAAATAAAGGAAAAATTGGGAGAAGATTTATTTAGAAATTTAAAGCAAACATCATTAAAATATTTTTTTGATTTTGTATCTAAATATTCAAATACAAGTATAGATATAATAAATGATGTATTTAAAAGTGCTTCTATTGATTTAGAAGAAGATGGATTATCGGGTGTTTTAAGTGCTAAAAATAGAATGAGAGGTAATATTTTGTTAATGTTTTTATTGGATCGATTAAACTTTGCTTTAACAAATGAAGAAACACGTGGTAAATTATTGGAAACAACAGAATTATTACAAAAATTTGCAAACGAAACCTTTATGGCAGTCATAACCACTTTACAAGAAAACAAACAATTATTAGAAGATACAATGGAAAATTTTAGACCAGTTATTAGAGATTTTATTGTTACTATTGTTGGTGCTGTTATACAAGGGTTAATGATTGCAATTGCAGCCTCAGGACCAATTGGTGCCCCAGCAAATTTATGGTTTCAAGGTTCAAAAGTAGTAAATGAACTAGCGCCAAAACTAGGTCAGTTTTCTGATAACGTTGGAAATATTATTGACAAATACGATAAAATGCTGGCTAGTTTAAGTGAAAAAGGAGAAGGTCCTTTACAACGATTCAAAGATATTAAAGATAAAATTAATGGATTTACAGATATGTTATCATCTGTTCAACAAGACGCGGCATTGATTGACGCAATGAGTAAAGGTGTATAAAATAAAAATAATTTATTATTTTTTTTATTTTATAATTAAAATCCTAAGTTTTTAAACATACTAAACGTCATATTTTGATTAGTTGCTTTATTTGATAATTCATCATTTCTTTTAACATTGAAAGGTATCATTTCATTTAATTTACCCATATAAATATATTTATTAGCTACTTCTACTACATTATCATTTTTTTTATTTTTTTTATTTTCATAACGTTTATCTACATTTGTTTTTAATTTGGCAAATACATCTTCAAAACCATCATCATCAACATCATCTAATTTTTTCATATCTTCTTTTTCCATTGCATTTTCTTCTTCTTGTCTTTTTTCTTCTTCTTTTGCTTTTTCTTTTTTTTCTTTTAATAATCGTTTTCTATCAATATACATATTTTTACACCTACAATTTTTAACATATTTTCTACATATTGTTTCCAAATATTCATAATTTATTGATTTATCTGCCCAATATTCAAATCCTTCTTTATATTGATTATAACGCATAAAAGCAATTCCATCAGGAGTGATATCTGAAACATAAACCATTTCTGATGGATTCCCACTTATATCCTCAATCTCATCAATATTATATTTATCTTCGTATTTTTCTTCTTCTTCTGATTCATCTTCTTTATCCTCCTCTTTATCCTTTGAATCATAGATTAACGTTCCTACAATAACAGTGGAACATACTAATCCAAATACTATAATATTTATAGTTAGCGTTAGTCGAATAATATATACAATAAATGGAATATTATATATCCAACCAAATAATCCAACTAATATTGGTAATCCCAAATTTATATATAATTCTTCTGGTTTATTTGTATAGTATTCAATAGTAAATTCTTTATAAAATTTTATTATGTCAAACATTTTTTTGGTATCGGTATTCGTATTAGTATTCATCTTTTAATTAAAAAAAAGTTATTTATTTTTAAATCAATTTAATTTAATATATTATTTAGATACGATATTATGTCTTAACTCCATTAAATCATTTATTTCCTGTGGTAAATAAGGAACCTTGTATTTTATATAAGAAGATTTTGATGGATGTAAACATATTAAGTACATATTTTTAACTGTTTTACCATAATTTTTTTCCAATAGATACTTGTAAGTATTTAACTGAAGGGTATAATGCCAGAAATTGGTATCTGGTAAATGATTAATACAATCCGTTTTTGCTGATTTCCAAGGATTATGTTTTTTAATTTCTTTACACCTTTTCCAATCGCATATATCAAGAGTTCCATCTTGATTTTCATATAACATATCAATAGAACCAGCTAATTTTAATTCTTTATCATATACCATCCATTCCGTACGATATGGTTTTAAGGTTTCACTATTATGAAATTTCATAAAATAAGAGAATTCTATAGAATCATTTTTAATTTTATTGTTATTGTAGAAACATTCAATATCATAATGCATTTTAGTTCCAGCAGTAGAAGCTTCTATTCTATTTCTCTCCCAAATATCTTTGATTTCTTGTTTTGTTTTTCCATAATATTTATTTTTTGTCCAATTGTTAGAACTCATCATTTTATCAATTATTTTATCACCATTGAAATGAAAGAAATGGCTATGGTTCCATGTAGTTACTGATGTAAAACTACTATCACCATCGATAGTATAAATATGGGGTCCTTCATCAAATAAAATGTGACTGTCTCTTTCGTGTGGATATTTTTGACTTAAATATTCAAGATTAACGTTTTCCATTATAATAATTAGTTGATTTAATTATTATAATTATTAATTCAATTTATTGTATTTAATATTTGTTGCATTTGTGTTTTAAGTATTTCAACATCATTCTTAAGTGTCGTATTTTCATTTTTTAAGGTGGTTACATTTGTATTTAGTTCTTTGATGGATTCAATTAATAAAGAAACTAAATTTCCATAATTAACCGATAAGTAATTATGTTGTCCCCCGCTTTGATTAACTACTTCTGGAACAATTTTTTCTACTTCTTGTGCAATTAATCCGATATGTTTTTTTGATTCATTATTAACATCATTTCTATTGTATCGAACACCTCTAAGTTGACACAATGTTGACAACGAATTATTAATGGTTTCTATGTTAAATTTAAGTCGTTTATCTGAATAATTAGCTACTTCACCGGGGAAAAGTGTTAATGTATTAGCATTACCTATTGTAATTTCATGATCACAATTATCAAATATAGATTTACTTTCATTTGTTAATACTTTTATATTTCCTTCTAATCCAATATTACCACATATATCCATTGTAAAAGCATTACCATTTAATTCTTCTGTTCCAACAGCAAATCTAATGTTTTCACTAATATCTACATTGTATCCAAAACCAGTTGAATAAGACACACCACTTGTGTCTATTTTTGTTCCAAAAATAAAATTAGAAGAACCATCTTTAAGTGTATTATTATATCCAAATATATAATTATGTTGATTTTTATTTGGAGAACTTATAATTTCTGAATCTTCAACAATATTAAATTCCCCAAATACAATAGACTTATTAATATTTGTCTGATGATCATTTCCTTGTATAAAACAATTATTACCAAGATTAATATTATTGGAACCAATATTAAATTGGAATGAACCTTTATTATTATTATTATCTCCAAAAACAGTTGATTTGTTACCAACAAATCGATTACCGTCTCCAAAAACAACCGTATTTTGTGATATATCTTGTTTTGTATTACTTGAACCAGCAATAACATATGGGATACTAGAATTACTTATATCTAATGCGGCTGCAACTGTAAATACATTTACTCCAATACCATTTTCGACACTTATTATACCTTTTGTTGGAGTATTCGTATCATCACCTATAAAAAGAAGTGAATTATTAACATAAGTATTATCATTACCAAAAATAGTATTACCAATGACAGAAATAGTATTTTTAAATATATTTTCTGTTGGAACAGCACCGAAAAGTGTATTTTGTGTTTGGTATATACCAACCGCTGTTGTTGCTTGTGATGGAGTAAAACCTTCAAATTCTGTTTGAGCACCAGCAGTAGCGTCATTTCTAAGTAATAATTCAGTAGGAATATTAACACCAACTTGTTTAATATATAATTTTTCTCCATCAAAAATTAATGTTCCATCATTTAAACTATTGAAATCTGTAGAGTTTTGAACAGTACTAGTTGAATTACCTAAGATTAAAAATTCACTTGTTCGAATAGCCCCTGAAATATCAACAGAAAGTTTTGTATTATTAAATGTCACTCGCTTAGTTGTTTCAGCAGGATTATGATTAATTAATATACGAGTGGCCCCGTCTTTATCCATTAAAATGGACATTGGTATATTTTTATTTTGTGAAATATCCAAATTATTTGTAAATACTTTTCCTGCATATGTAGGTTCATAATTTTCGTTACTAACTATAAAAGCCATACCGGCTTCTGCTCTATTTTGTTCTGCATCATACCGTTCATAATAAGAAATTCCAGTAGAATCAGTTCCGTCTACTTCTTCATTAAAACACATTGCTGGTAAACTATTTTTTACTGTCTCATTATTAAATACGTTTGTTGTATTTTTACCAAGAGACAATCTACATGATGGCGTATATGTTCCTAATCCAACTAATAAATCAGTAGAATATGATGAAATAGTAGTAAATTCAATACTACCATCATCAGCATCTTTTAAACTAAATACATTACTTTCATTAAATGTGTTTGATTCATTTGAAACAAATTGTCCCTCTGAACCATGTTGAGCCATATTTTGAGTAGAAGTCATTTTATATATATATAAATAATATTTAAAATCTCCTACTATTTTTTTTTCTCATTATAATTTTACTACATACGATAATCAATTTGTAATTTTTATGTAAATATATTAATATTTAGATAAATTAAAATGACATATAATATCGAATTATCATTAAAGTTAAAACAACAATCCAATATAACAACAACTATTAATAATATAATAGAAGAATCTTATAATTTTTCATGTATTGACCATTATGTTAATTATGAGTATATTTATAAGAAAAAAGTTATTATAAGAAATAATTGTATTATAAGTTTAACTTTTGATGATAATCAACGAGATATTAGTAAATTTATAAGAAAAATAAAAAAAAACAGAAGAATAAAGATTGAATGTGTTTCTTATGAAGATACAATAATAAATTTATTATATGCTTCAAAACAATATTTAAATATTATGGAAAAATCACAAATGAAAGATTATTTGGAAAAAAAGAAAAATGGATTATTAGATAATGATTCTTTAATTATGGTTGAAATTAATAAAAAATCTTAAATTGATTTAATAAGTATACATATTAATAATTACTAATAAAATGAATATTAACCATTACAATTATCACATCCTTAGATACATGTTTAATGAAACCAATTATATAGCATCAAATGATTTATATTATATTATAGCATTAATTGCTCATTATGTATGTGTTTCATTTATACTTCACGCTATATTTATGGATATAAAACAAGGTATTTGTAGTAGAAGACCTACTCTTGTTTATTACTATGAGGATAGAGATTACATATGTCGTTTCGTTGGTAAATTTATTTCTACCTTATTTTAAAAATTATAAAATTATACCTATTTTTTTCCTTTTTTTGTAGTGTTTTGCTTTGTTTTTTTCTTTGCTTTTTTTGTAGTGCCTTTCTTTGCTTTTTTTGTAGTGTTTTGCTTTCCTTTTTTTGTAGTGCTTTTCTTTCCTTTTTTTGTAGTGCCTTTCTTTGCTTTTTGTTTTTTGTTTTTTTCATTATTAATCATTATTTTTAGTCTTTCTTTTAATGAAATATCTTTATTTTGCATAATTTTGGTAAACATATCATTGATATTTTTATTGGATAATTTATATTCATGAAAATCTTTATTATTTTTCAAAACAATATTTGCATTTTTTCCATCATAATCAAAAGCATATTGTTTATTTAATGTTACTTTACCATTTTCTGTTTTCATTATTTTTGCTGTTTGTACTGTATATTCGGAACTCATGTATAAATATTATTTATATAAAAAAATTATACATATACATTATAATGAATCCCAAAAATCTAAAAAAAATTATTGAAAAATCTATTGCCAGTAACCAAGATACAAATAACAAAGATAAAGGTAAAGTAAGTAAAGAGATAGATGAAAAACATAAAAAAATATATAAAAAAAATTAAAATTGAAATAAAAATTAAACTAATAAGTTATTAGTATAATATAAATATATCCGTTATTATATCATTATGTCTTATAATAACGATTTTATTAACATTTTAGATAAATTAAGTAACCATTATAAAGTAAAAGGTAATCATAACAGATCAAGAGCATATGAAAAAGGCAGAGATTCTTTGATTTTATATGATAAAGATATTACTTCATTGAATCAATTAAAAGATATTCGTAATATTGGTAAATCTACTATTGGTAAATTGAAAGAATGGGTAGAAACAGGTAAGGTTGGTATTTTAGAAGATGCTTTAAATGATCCTGCGATTATGTTTTCAAATGTTTATGGAATTGGTCCTAAAAAAGCAGAAGAATTAGTAGAAATTCATAAACTTACCACCATTAAGCAATTAAGGTCTAAACAAGATGAATTGTTAAATGATGTTCAGAAAAAAGGTTTGAAATATTATGAAGATATACTAAAGCGTATCCCAAGAGATGAGATTAAGATATATGAAAAAAAGATGAAAGCTATCTTTAATAAAGTAAAAGGTAAAACTAGTACATTAAACATTGTAGGTTCGTATAGAAGAGGAAAATTAGATTCAGGTGATATTGATATTATTATTTGCGATGATAATAATGATAATACAGTGTTTAAAAAGTTCTTAGATAAAATGATAGAAGAAAAAATATTGATTGAAGTATTATCCAGAGGTAATATTAAAAGTTTAGGGGTTTCGAAATTACCTAATAAACCAGCAAGAAGAGTTGATTTTATGTTTACTCCTCGTAAGGAAAATGCTTTTGCTATATTATATTTCACTGGTAGTAAGGAATTTAATACAGCAATGAGATCTCAGGCTTTAAAAATGGGTTACAGTTTAAATGAACATGGGTTGTATAAAATGGTAAACAAAAAGAAAGGTGATAAATTGACTCAACCATTTAATACTGAAAAGGATGTATTTGACTTCTTAAATATACAATATACTAAACCCGAAGATAGAAAGGGTGCTAATTCAATGAAATTAATTACAACAATAAAAAAAAATAAAACCTTAAAAAAAGAAAAAAAATTAACTCCTCAAAATAAAACCTTAAAAAAAGAAAAAACAAAAAAAAAGAAAAAACTAACAAAAAAAGAAAAAACGATTTCAAATATAAATTATTTTAAAGAAAAGGGTGGTGATTTTTTAAAAACCTTATCTGAAAGGCAATTATCAGATATGATTATTATTGCAAATAAGAATTATTATGGTAATGATTCGCCAGTAATGACTGATGGTCAATATGATTTATTAAAAGAATATGTTGAAGAAACATATCCAGATAATAAAGTTGTAAAAGAAGGACACTCTTCTTGCGATGTAACAGTAGATAAAAAAAAGGTTACACTTCCTTATGAAATGTGGTCAATGGATAAAGTAAAAAGTGAAAAACAAATTAATAATAAGTTAAAAAAATATAAAGGTCCTTATGTATTAAGCACAAAAATGGATGGTATTTCAGTGTTATATCATTCGGAAGGCCCATTTAAGACACAACCTCAATTATATACCAGAGGTAATGGGAAAAAAGGACAAGATATTACTCATTTATTACCTTATTTAAAGTTACCAAATATTCCTGGTGTTACTATTCGTGGTGAATTAATTATTAAAAAACAAATATTTCAAGATAAATATTCAACCGAATTTTCAAATCCAAGAAATTTTGTTTCTGGAATAGCAAATAGTAAGACGTTATCAAAAAAATTAACACAAATGGCAAGTGATTTGGATTTTATTGCGTATGAAGTAATTAATCCAGTATTGAAACCATCAAAACAAATGAAATATTTGGTAAAACATTGGGGTAAAAATAAAACAGTTAAATTTGAAATTGTAAATGTATTGGATAAGGAAATATTATCTAATTATTTAATGAAATGGAGGGATGGATATAAATATGAAATAGATGGTATTATTGTTACCCAAGACAATATTTATCCGCGTGAATCAAAAAATCCAGAACACGCATTTGCTTTTAAAATGGTTTTATCGGATCAAATAGTTGAAGCAATTGTTGTAGATGTATTATGGAATCCTAGTAAGGATGGTTATTTAAAACCTAAGATAAAATTACAACCAGTAAAAATAGGTGGTGCTACTATTGAATACGCTACTGCTCATAATGCAGCATTTGTAAAAAACAATGGGTTAGGTGTAGGGTCGGTAGTTCAACTTATTCGTAGTGGAGATGTAATACCCAAAGTTCATAAAATGATACATAAAACAGAACCAAAAATGCCAACTCAATATAATTATAGTTGGACATCTGGTAATGTAGATATAAAATTATCTAGTGAAGATGCTGAAAATAATTCAGTAGTTAAAACAAAAATTATTGAAGAATTCTTTAAAAAATTAGAAGTAGTTGGATTAGGTTATAAAAATGTGGTAAAATTATATGAAGCTGGTTATAATACAATTGAAAAAATGGTAAAAATGAAAATAAAAGATATTGAACAATTACCTGGTATGGGTAAAAAGTCTGCTGAAAAGATTATTAATAGTATAGAAGATAGATTAACGAATGTAGAATTATATGTTATGATGAGTGCGAGTCATTGTTTTGGTAGAGGTATTGGAGAAAGAAAAATGAAAGAATTACTTACTCATTATCCATTTGTTTTAAGTAGTAAATCAAAAGACTCGATTAAGGTAGAAAAGATTAGTGCGTTGAAAGGGTTTAATACTAAAACAGCAAATCAGATTGTTCCATATATCAATAACTTTAAAAAATTTGCTAACCAATTAGGTGTTTTATATAAAATATATGATTTTAAATTATACAAGAAAAAACAACATCCATTACATTCAAAAAAACTAATAGTTACTGGCACAAGAGATAAAGAGTTTATGTTAAAAATAAAAGAATTAGGTATATCATTAAGTTCATCTGTATCTAAAAATACGGATTATGTTATCGTAAAATCGTTGAACGAACAAACAAGTAAAACAAATGAAGCAAAAAAACTTAATGTCTCTATTATAACTGTTAGTGCGTTTACAAAAAAATATTTATAAAAAATAAGTAGAAATACTACTTATTTTTTATTTATAAATTTAATGGGTTATAACTTGTATTTGTTTTAATATTAATTTTATATGGAAAACAGTGTTTTAATTCGTTATCAAAATCTTCAATTTTACCGTGTAAAAAATATGCCAAATAAGAACTATGTGAAACTACTGCTATCGTATTTTCTTTACAATTTAAAATATAATCTTTCATATATTTTACCCTATCATCTAATTCTACAATGGTTTCGTGAGTTGTTTCATTCCACAATCTATCTTTTTCCGTTAAATATTTAAAATTAACAATGGGATGATGCTTTAATACTAACGATTTTTTATCTTTTCTATGATTAATATTTTCATAAGACGCTGGGTATTCTTTTAATTCATCGAACGACAGTATTTTTACATTTGAGTTTTTAAATATATTTTTGGCGGTTTCAATAGTTCTGGTAAGAGAAGAAACCAATACAAGTTCAATATTATTTTTCTCAATCCATTGTTCTCCAAGTGTTAAGGATTCGGTCTTTCCTTTACCTGTTAAATTACTATCGGTTAACATCATATATGCTTTTTCACCTACATCATGAAATAAAATATTATGTTCTGCTGTGCCATGTCTAATACAATATACTGTTTTCATTATTATTATTATTATATAATTGGTTTTAATTTGTTTTTAATGTAATAAAAATCATAATATAATATTATTTCTTATATTTGTTTAAAAGACTTTCGATACTTGTAATAGTGTTTTTGTGTATCATTGTTTTTATTTTTACTTTTATATCCACACTACGATTGGATGTACCATATATAATTTGATTATATTGTAAGTATAAATTCTCTGGTAGCTTAACAGTTAAAGCTATTTGTATTAATTTTTGTTGTATTTTACAATATATAGTAAAAGCATGTTTTTTTGTAAATTCAACCCATTTATCTTTTTTGTTTAAGTAAATATAGGTTTGGCTATTTGTAGTAAATGAATATATCATTTCTTTATAAGGATCTAGTAATTCTTCTACTAGATCACAATACCCTTTTGTATATCCATTTTTTGTAATATAATCATAATGCTCTCTTGTTAATATTAAATTTTTTAAACAATTGTCAAAGCAATGTGGAGAATCAATATTGTCTGTTAACCATTTTAATTTATCTCGTATTATCTTATTTCTAGATTCTAATAATTTTTCCATGTGTTTTATTCTTTCCGATTGAACATATAATATATCTAATACTCTATTCATTTTTCTATTTAATGAAACAATACTGATTTCTTCTGTTTCTTTTTTTAACGGTGTGGGTGATTTTTCAATTGGTTTTTTTTTACAATAAGAGACATGTCTATTATACAACGATGGTGATTTATATATTTTTCCACAAAATGTACACTGCACTTTACACCTTTTTTTTGTGTTGCTATTCATTGTTATTGAAATATTAATTTAATATTAAATCAATTTTTTAATAATTATATATATTATATGTCAATAAATAGTTGTCATGGTTCTATCGTAAATATACCAGATACGCGTTTAAATAATAAAAAAGATAAGGTGTCTTCTTCTCTTCATACACAACATAAAAAAATATTAAATATTATTCGTTCTAATGATGGTCAAGACCAAAGGCAAACAGTAAATAATAATTGTCCAAATAATAAACAAATAAGCAATGTTGGTGGACCAGGTGATCGTGTTAAATCTATACCACCAGCTTATTATTCAAAAAATATGTTAAAAAATAGACTTGTAGATAAAAAATCGGGTGTTGATGTAAAGCATAATAGTTATGAAAGGTATTTAGCAAGGAAAAAAGGGTATGTTTTCCAACAGCAGATATGCTAATAAATTTATATATACTATTATATAAATGGCCGATAAACATAAATTACATAATATTAATAATAAATTTGCTGATTCTTTAAAGAAATTAAGGGAAAGAAAAGCAAAATTACAAACTGAAATTGATGAATATACCAAAGAAAAAGATGTATTGGTATCATCCTTAAAAGATTTAAAAGGTAAATTAAAGGTAGTTATTGAATTACTTGTTACAAAAAGTAAAAATTTAAATGAAACAAATATCGCTATTGCTAATTCGGAGAAAATATATAATAATATATTGAATGCTTCTGAAAATTTATTGAAAATGATAATGAAAGAAGAAAAAAAAGATGGTGAAAAATAATTTGTATTTAATAATTATTATTAAATACAAAATAAAAATATTTAGAATTTAATGTTTATGGTATATAATGATTGATTCGTTATGGTATCTTTTAATAGGAGGAGGTTCCAGTATTGTATCAAGAACCTGTACATCTCCATTAGAGATTTATCGTTTACAAAAACAAAATCGTTTTATACCGGGAAGTAGTTTAAAACACATTTTAAAAAATGAAGGGATTTTGGGATTATGGAAAGGAAATGGAGTAAATTGTATGCGCGTATTCCCTCAATACGCTATAAATTATACATTATATAGAAATGTATTAAACCATATGACATATGAAAATAAGTTTCATAATATTTTTGCTTCTGGTTTTATAGCGGGTTCACTGTCTATGTTATGTATTTACCCATTAGAAACAAGTAGAACCTTTCTTTCTTTACAATCAAATAAAAATCAGTATAAGAATTTTTTAGATATAATTAAAAAGGTTCCTTTTAAAAATTTATATGGTGGTTCAATGATGAGCGTAATGGGGTTTGCTCCATGGAACGCGATTAGTTTAACTACTTTTAATATATATAAAAATTTACTATATAAGCATTATGAAGTTAAAAATCCTAATTTAATGAAATTTTTTTGTGGAGGATTTGCTGGAATGACTGCTATATCAATTACGTATCCAACCGATTTAATAAGACGTCGATTACAATTACAGCATTTTGGTTGTGATAGTGTTCCTGATTATAATGGAATAATTGATTGTGCTAAAAAAGTGGTTAAAAGCGAGGGATTAATTGGATTGTATAGAGGGTTACCAGCTGCTTATATGAAAACATTTCCTAGTTTAGCAATTCAATTATATATGATTGATACATTAAGTGATATACATAAACAATATGTTATAGATAATTAATCTATAATTAATGTATATATGAACCTAATTCGTAATGCTTTTGATAGCATTTCTAAATATATTTATAATAATCAAGAAGAAATAAATGATGATGATGATGATTATGGTGAAATTATTATTAATGATAATATTGAACCAGATGAAATAAATTTTAATGATTATTTACCTGTTTTTTTGTATTCTCACGCTGAATATCCCACTTTACCACACTTAGATGTAGGTAAATATCCTGGTACACGTTCTAGATTTGTACAACCAAATAAAAGGGGTAAAATTAAACAAACAAAAAAAAGGCAAGAATTATTTACAGAAGTTCCAGATAATGTTATTGTTGTTGATCCAATTATAAAAGGAAAATTATGTAATTCTACAAAATCAATCGATTATGGATTTGTTGATTTCATTCTTAAAAATGGAAACTCTTCGTTTTTAGAAAATAAATCATTTTTAAAAGCTTATAATAATTATAGTAAAAACTCATCACCAATAAAAAAGAAAAAAACAAAAAAAAGAACAAAAAGCAAAAAAAGGAAAAGCAAAACAAAAAAAGAAGACAAAAATAATGATTTGAAATTAATTAAAACTTTTTATAATAATAAAAAGGTTTATTTTTCTGGTAGTACAATAAATAACTTTTCAATTGTATTTGATGTTAATAAAAAAGGAGATGAATATAACATACCTTGGAAAATAAGATATAAAAACCCAATACGTGGAAAGGAACAAACAATACCAATAGATAGGAAATATAATCTTTATAGAGAATCAGATACAAATCCAAAAAGAATATTATTAGAAGATACAATAGAAATTATTATTGAAGAATTAAATAATGTTGCAGGTTTAAACCAATATAAAGATGGAAATGGTAACGTAAAATTTGTATTGTATTTAATAAGTTGTAGAGGTGGTGATACAAAAGAAACAGAAGATAAGCAGATATATGTAGGTCAAGAACAAGTAAAAAAAAATGGAAGATATTTTATTAATAAAACAACAACAAAGGGAGAAGAATTATTTGAAAGTTTTGTATATACTACACCATCACCATTAACATCTATTTCATCAGTGGATTCGATTGGAGGTGGCAAGAAAAAAACACGTAAAAAAAAGTATCGAAAAAAAAGTGTTAAAAAATGAGTTAAAAAATATTACAATTATATAATGAATAAAGTTTCATTATATAATAAAGAAATGTATGGTGAAGTTACTACACCGCCAATATTAATCAATGAATTATTTGATATGTTGGATAATGAAATTTTTAGTAGAAAAAATATAAAATGGTTGGATCCTTGTGCTGGTTCAGGTGTTTTCTTTAAAGAATTATTTAAAAATAGATTAACATCTCTCCCAAATTTAAAAAATAAACTTTTCTGGATAACAGAAATTAATCCCTCTCACACAAAAATACTTACAGAAAACTTTAATGATATGGTAACTATACGTAACACTGATTTCTTGGATTTTAATGAAACACAATTTGATATTATTGTAGCCAATCCACCCTTTCAAGTCAATGGAAGTATCAAAGTACCAACAAAAAAATCAGATAAATGTAAAGATGGAAAAGAAATGTGGAGTCATTTTGTAAAACATGCTATAAAACTGTTAAAAGATAATGGCATATTGCTTTTTATAACCCCTATTATATGGTTAAAAAGGGACCATAAAATGCATGATTTTATATTGAAATACAAAATAGAAGAAATGAAATGTTATGATGCAGGAAAAGCAAATAAATTATTTAAAGGAAATTGTCAAAGTCCAATAGTATTATTTAAATTAGTAAAAACACCAATAACAAATAAACTTCAAAATGTGAAAGTGGGAGAGATGATGTATAAATTTAATGTATGTGAATCCATTCCTATGAAATATTACAATGAATTAAATAATCTAAGAACCCTTGTAGAAAAGGTAGGAAGTTTAAAGGTGATAAAAACCAGTATGAGACCAGGGAGACCTAAACATTTAAAGGTTAGTAATGAAATAACCGGTGTATTTTTCTATAAAAATGTAAAAACGTGTATTATAAAAAAAAAGAATGACATCATCTCTCCCAAATTAGTGATAGAATATTCAAATATTCCTTGTGTGTTTAGTGGTAAACCAAAATTAATATTAGCTCACAAAATGTATGGTTATTGTTATTTTGATAAAAAAGGAGAATATGGTATTTCAAATAGAGACAATTATGTTATAGTAGATTATAGTGAAAAAGATATGGAAATCTTAAATAAATTTTTAAACCTTCCTTGTATTATAAAGTTATTTGATGCTACTAGATACCGAATGAGATACTTGGAACGATATATATTTGATTTTATTCCTAATATAACATCTCTCCCAGATTTCCCAAAAAACATAACAGATATCTCCATTAAAAACTATTTAAAATTATAAAAAATGTATTGATAAATGAGATATATTAATATAGTTGGAGTAACTTTTTTGTTTCTTCCAATCTTTTTAAAATATAAATCAAAAAGAGCTTTAATGGTTTTTATAAATGGAGTTATTTTTCATTCCAATGAAAATAATAAATATTTGAAATATTATGATATTATGTGTAATGCTTTGATGTGTTATTATACTTATAATAAAAGTAAAATGACTTTAAAATATATATTATTTTCATTGGCTAATTTCATGATAAATTCTTATATGGTAAATAATAAATTAATTTCGTTGGTAAATAGTGATTTTTACCATATTTTCTTTGTTCAATCACCATTAGCAGTTTGTTTAAATAAAGTAAAAAATCTCAAATAATTATTCATATAATACATCTAACATATTTGATTCATGTAAATTTCTATACGATTTACTTGGTTTGTATTTGTTATGATTAAATGTTTCTTTAATATTTATATCTTGAATTTCCATTTCTATTTTTGGGAGAGAAAGGATTCGATTTTCATGTATTTGAATAGTAGTATCTTGTATTAATTGTTCGGCTTCTGTTATAACGTTTTTTGTTTCTTTTTTTAAATAATCAAAATGTTCTTGTATTAATGATTTTGTAAATAAAAAACAATGGCATATATAATAAAATCCAAATAATCCAAAGCAACATCCTTCTAACATGTATAAAATAAGTATTATACTAATTATATTAAAAATATTTTTATATAAAATCAACTAATACATTTATCTTATATGAGAACAAGAAAATTATCGAATGATGGGTTACATTTATTTAATTTGTCAATAAATAAATATTCAGAAAAACGCTGTATTGATAGTGGTGTTAAATGTTATGGTAAAGTAAAACAACTTTTATATAGTTTATGGACAACAAATTATGATATAGAATTAGATATGACAAAAAAGGCAATGAGAAATTCATCTAAAACATTATATTCTTATTTAAAAAAAAACAATGATATGTTACCTTATTTAATTAATAATGCTGTGGTAAATATTATTATGTTAATTTTAACAAATGATAAAAAGTTATGTAATTATAATGAAATTAAGCTGAATTATGGATTTTATTGTAATTTAGCTTTAAAGGCAAAACAAGAAAAAGACCATCAAACATCATTATTAATATTATGTGCTTTACAACATCATTGTTTTCATACATTAAAAATTAAACAAAAATATAACAAACAACTAGATGAATTAGCAAATACATATGGAAGTGCTTTATCTTGTTATTCAAAACATATGAATGAGTTTTTAGTTGTGAATGATTTTGAATATTTGCCTTCAATAATGATAATGCAAATGCAGATGAATAAAACAAATGAGCAAGAAAAAGGATTAAAGTTTATTAAGAAAAAATCTCAACGATTAATAAATTTAAAAAAATCATTACAAGAAAAAATGGATGATTATTATAATCATTATAAAGAAAGTAAAGAATTAATAGATATTTATAAGTTAAATCCTTTACAACAATTTGATTTGTTATTATCATCAAAGGGGGAAAAAATAACATCAAAATTATTTGATTTGATTGGCAAAGTTAAAGTTTATACTAAAAAAACAATATCAATGAAAAAATTGAAAATGAAATAATATATTTAAGTGTTTTAAAAAATGAAACAAATAGGAGTAACTAGATTTACAGATGATACTTATAATGAAAATCAATTGTGGAAAAAAGTGAAACAATATAATGGTTGTATTTATGGTTTTGATCGTGAGATTTCATTAAGTAATTTTAATTATATGGATGAGATTTATACAATAGATATTAGATGTAGTCCTAATACTAAAAAATCACCACCACATATTTATGGAATAGGTAAAGTAAGATTTGTAACTAAATCAGAATGGCGTTCAAGAATATATAGTAATCAAGAATACAATCGATTTGTTTATAAAGGAAATATTTATAAAAAAAGGGAAGAGTTGATAATGGATGATGATAGTGAAGAAACGATAAAAATGTTGGAAAAGATGTTATGTACTGGACCGAAACATTTTAAACGAGGAGATGGATTAACTAAATTAACATATGAAAGAATAATGGCTTATAACCCTAATGCTAAACCAATACCTCAACGATGTTCTAAGTGTGGTGCTTTAAAAAAGGGTCATAAAAATTGTAAAAAAAAAGATTCAAAGGTGAAATTTATAAAAATAAAACGATGTAAAATATGTCATGATCCATTAAAACAAAATGGTGGATTGTCTCATATTTGTTTAGGTAGAAAAAAAAACATAGAATTTTTGGAAAAAGTGTTAAAATTATTAAAAAAACTTGATAAAAATATAATAGCAAAATAAATTATTAAATAAATATAACATATTTATATAATAACTATGAGTGATAATACCGATTTTGATGTTGATAATTATAGTATGAGTGATTTAATTCATATATTAAAATTGCAACAAAAAGCGCCATTAACAAAGGCAGATATTATAGAGGCAATTGAAAATATGGTAGAAGAATTTGAAGGACAAGAAAAATATATAAAGTTTTTTTTGAATGTTCAAAGTAAATTATTGGAAGAAAAGGATATATATACAGAATCGTTAGCAGTTTCACAATCAGAAAAAGATATAGAAACTATAAATGAAATGCATGAATTAATAAAAAAAGTTGCTCCTGATGCTATTATACAAACTCCTGCACAACTAAATGGTTCAAACAATAATAATATATCTGAAACCAACAGAATTATAAGTTTTGATAGTCAGTTTAGAGTTATGTTGGATAATGAAGGTGCTGCTGGCTGCAAGAAGTCCGATACAGCAGAAGAAAATTCCAATCAATTGACTGATGATGCTAGTGATTATGTATTAAATTTATCTCAACCTATAACCAATGTAACAAAAATAAAATTGGTAGATGTGTCTATCCCTATGAGTTGGTATGTATTTAGTGGTGATTATGGGACCAACTATGTGGATATTTTGATTAATGATACACATACATTATTAACAATACCAGAAGGGAATTATGATAGTTCTACTATTATAAATAAAATGAATACAAAGGCAACTAGTGCTAATTTGTCTATTGTTTTTTCATACAACTCAATTAATGGAAAAATATCAGTAGTAAATAATACTGGTAATACTATACAAATTAATTGGTATTATCCTATAAATACGGGTTCATGTGGGTATGCTCAAGGACAGAAAATGGATTATAATTTGGGGTGGTTATTAGGATTTAGAGAAAAAAGTAATTTGCTTTCAAATGGAGTTACATTAACCGCTTCTAGTATATTGAATGTAAAAGGATTTGATTATTTGTTTATCTCATTAGATGATTTTGCTAATAACAAACCAAATCCAGATTTAATTACAAATGTAAAGCAAAAAGATAGGTATAAATTACCTTCTTATTACAATAGACATACTATGGATAAAGATTGTAATGGAGCCACATTCCCTACTAACTGTTTGCCTGAAAAATCAGGTTGTGGTATGGTTCCTCATGATCCAGATAATAGAAGTAATTTATCCCAAGCACAACAGTTCACGATAGAACAAATAAAAGCAACAATGATTGGTGGAATAGATGTAGATAGATATGGAGCACCTAGCGCGGCAGATTTATTAGCAAAATTAGTAGTTGATTTTAAATTTAATGAAAAGGTAATGTTAAGTGATTTAAATATTATAGGAGAAAGGGTATATTTTGCACCAGTAACATTCAGAAAATTTAAAGTTAAACTATTATCTAAGTTTGGCCATGTTATTAATTTAAATGAGAGAAATTGGTCATTTACAATTCAAACAACAGAAAATTATTAAACAATTCTACAACAACTATATCTTAATTGTTTTGGTGTATCTAATTCGATAGTGCATTTTTTAATTCCCTTAATTTTGACATTTTTATCTTTTGTTTCTTGGTATATATATTTTGTAAATTCTTTAAAACATTCATTTACATTACAACCGGATTTTGCGCTTACCCCATAAAACATAATATTATTATCATTACAATAATCTGTGATTAAACTAAAATTTGCTTTTTCATGAAAAGAATCTATTTTATTAAGAAGAACCATAAAAAATACATTGGGGTTATTAGAAGATTGTTTTTTATAATATTCTTCTCTCCAATATTTTATGTTGTCTAATTGTTTTTTTGTATAATCATCAATAACAATAATTACACCTATTGTGTCTTTAAAATAAGATTTTATAATGGAACGAAATGCTTCTTGACCTGCTGTATCCCAAAGTTGCATTTTAACAAATGTTTTATCTATACATATAGTTTTACAAGAAAAATCAACGCCTATTGTAGTGTTATAATTATCATTATAATCATTAAAAACATATTGTCTTGTTAATGATGTTTTACCTACACCGGCTTCTCCTATCACAACATATTTATAAATATAATCAAAATAAGGAATGGTTTTGTTATCAGTCATATAAATTAGTATGATATAAAACTTTTATATTTTCTTAAACTAAAATATAAATAGTTTAAATATTTATAACGTATTTTATATATCAATGGAATTAATGACTTCAAATATAAAAGAAAAAGCGGATATGATACTTGAGCCTTTACAAGTAATGATTGAATTAAGTATGTTGGCTTATTGTGAGATTGGAACAAAATTAAGTGTAGACAGTAACTTATTAAGATTACATCCTCCTTCTTATACACAAGGTATAGTTAGATGGTGGAAAAATGATAAAAAGCAAGATATACATTATTTATTTCACGCAATAAGAAGATATTATATATGGTATAAAACACAAGACCATAAAATATTTAATTTTATATTGGAAAAAGCGATTATAGGTTTAAATAAACTAATAGAAACTTATAAAAAATGTGATGAGCGTTCTATATTACAAACCCTTTCATTATATAAAAATGTGTTGGATTTGGATAATTCGGATTTGTTTAAAGATAAATCGGCGGAGGCAATAAACATGGATAAGGTGTTTAAAAATATAATAGATATTTATGATGATAAAATGATAAGGGTGGTATACAATACATTATTATTGATGGAAGAAAGTAAAACTTCTCAACAAACATTGGATTATTATTTGATTGCGTTAAAGCATTTTATGATACCAATCAATGAAAAAATAAGAAATTGGATACAGGAAAATCTAGTAGTATAATTTAATATGATATAAATATATAATGGGTGTAAAATCGAGAACGAAAAAACCTTCAAAAAGTAAAAGTAATATTAGGAGGAAAAGTACAAGTAAAAGTAAAAGTAAAAGAGGGAAAAGTACAAGTAAAAGTACAAGTAAAAGAGGGAAAAGTAAAAGAGGGAAAAGTAAAAGTAAAAAAACTAATACATCGAAAAATCCACAGGAAGCCTTTTTTAAAAAATATTGCGATGGCGCTTTTCAATCTAAATTATTAGAGGGAATGAATGTATTAATTAGTGATATGAATAAAGGGACAAAAAGTGAAAAAGAATTTGTTAAAAAATTAAAACAAACACTACCAAATATTTCTTTTTTAACTTTTGAAAATAATAAAATAAAATTACAAAAAGAAAAGGATCAAAAGGGAGGTGCTCCTAATGATGAAGAAAAAATTTGTAAAAATACTGGACAAATTGTTACCTCAATGCCTCCTTCTAATGAAACAAATCCTTTAAGTATTTTACAACAACAAATGAACGAATTGTCAACTGAATTAACATCTTATCGTTTAAGACCAGATGCTGTTCAAAGTGAAGTAATAGCAAGACAGAACCAACTAACAAATATGGCTATGGCGATTGAAGCGGTTCGACAAAGACAACAGGCAATAGATATTGTACGCGGAAGAGAAAACTGGAATAGAACAGGTGATATTTGTAATAGTTTATTATCTCTAACTTTTACAGGATTGGCTGGTTATTTATCTTATTTAGTAGTAACATTATTTGAAGGTGCAGCTACTTTTATAACTACCGGTGTAACTGGAATATTTATGCTATTTTGTATAAGTATATTTCAAATTTTTATTTCTCTTATAAATGGTGTAGGAACTCGTATTCCTGGTTGGATGGGTGGAGGGGATATTGTAACTACGAACGGTCGTGACTTAGCATATAATATTACATCTACTATAAGCAGAGGAATTACTGAAACACCAGAATTGAATGATTCATTATTGAGATTACAAGAATTAGGATATACAACAAAAATGATTGCATTTATGATTCTTTTTGTAATGTTTATGATAATTACGCATATTATTAGGATATTTATGACTGCAAGACGGTTTAGTATTGGATGGACAGGAGTATCTGTAGGAGATGGTAGACAACAATTACAAAATATATCAACATCAGTTCAAGCTCCACAATTAGGAAATCGCAACATACAAGATCAACAATCTAACACAAATTTACAATTGACTAATAATGAACCGGATATTAATGGTGGTTATAAAAAGAAAAAGAAAACCAAAGCAAACAAATCTAAAAAGAAAAGTAAAAAAACAAAAAAAGCTAGAAAAAAACGTCGATAAATATAATATAAAAAATACTATATTTATTTCTTGTAAAAAAGTCTCCAAAAAAAGTCTCCAAAAAAAGGCACCATTAGAACAGGTACTGATTTTCCTAAGGGTGCCTTTTTTTGGAGACTTTTTTACAAAATAGTGCCTTTTTTACAGAATTTCAATATTTTCCATCATTCCATTCATTTGCTAATTTAAGACCATTCATCATAATAAAACGTTTGATGTATTAAAAAGTATGGTCTCTTGTAAAAAAGTCTCCAAAAAAAGTCTCCAAAAAAAGGCACCCTTAGAACACTTTTTTTACTAAAAGTTTTTTGAGATTTGAGAAAATCCTGAACGAGAAATTCTGAAAATGCAGAAAAAGTTTTGACAAAAAAGTGTTCTAAGGGTGCCTTTTTTTGGAGACTTTTTTACAAAATTCAATAATATATTATTATTTTATTTATTCAACTCATAAATGGTTTCAAATAATTAATGTTATTTATTATTTGAAAAATGAAAAATCGAAAAAAAAGCCTTATTTTGTAAAAAAGTCTCCAAAAAAAGGCACCATTAGAACAATAATAAAAAAAAACTTAGAGATTTTTTCTTTTTTTAATATAAATGACAAGAAAAAAAAGCAAAAACTACTCTAAAACTACTCAAAAATCGGCATTTTCCAACAATGCCTTTTACTGCAATTGCTGTGACTATTTATCGTCTAATAATTCGAATTATAAAAAGCACCTTCGCACCAACAAACATTTAGAAAACTACTCTAATTTTTCAAAAACGAGCAAATCTCTCGTCTCAGTAAAAAACAAATTTTTTTGTAAACATTGTGACTATTCTACGTCACGTAAGTCTAACTGGTGTAGACACATTAACAGCATAAAACACATGAAACAAACGAGCAAAAACGAGCAAAAAACGAGCAAACAAGACGACGCCTTACCATCAATGGAAGATTATAATAACCTTTTAGACGAGATTGAGACGTTAAAAACAGAAAAAATCTCAAAAAACCCAAAAAAATCACAAAAAAAGCAAGATAATTTTGATATGGAAATGTTAAAAAGTCAAATAAATAAAATTATTGAAAGTCAAAATGAAATAAAGAATTCAAAAATAGGGAATACGACAATTAATAATTATAATAATAATAATATATCGATAAATTTATTTTTGGATAATTATTGTTCGAATGCTAAGAGTGTTCAGGAATTTTTAAAAAACGTTACTTTTGAATTAACGGATATTATTAGTAATAATTTATTAATAGAGGATTATTTATCAAAGAAGTTGATTAAAAATTTACAAGATATGCCTATAACGGAGAGACCGATACATTGTACGGATAATAAAAAAAAGAATTTTATGGTGAAAGATGAAACAAGTGGTTGGGTCCAAGATAATGGTATGGATTCAAGTGGATCATTATATAATAAAGTAAATCATTTACAAGACAAAGCATATATAGAGTTTTTTAATGAATATGATAAGGCAAATCCATTACCACATGATACAGAAAAAGAAAGAATCAAATGTCAGATATCTAGTGATATGATAACAAGTAAACATAAAAATAACAAAAATGCTATTATAAATATAGCAAATACGATGTCTATAACGGAAGCGATGGATGGTTCATTATTAAATAATAAAATAAATGATTAATATAATGGGGACAGTTATGAGTATAATTTCATCATATAATTATAATAAAAAAGGTGAGGAATATATATATAATAATAATAGTTATGATAATATATATATGGGAAATGTTTTAAGTAAAATGAGGGAAACGATGGAACAATCATTAATGAAAATTAAGAAAAAGTTAGGAAGAGATACTAGAGCAGAACAAATTTATAAAGAAATAAATCAAGAAGATGTTTCTATTGAGATGAGAAAAAGTCAGATATTTGTTTAGGTATGTAATAACTTAAAAAAATATCAATAAAAATAGTATAATGAAGTTACACAAAACATCTATTTGTACAAAAGTTATGTCTTTTATAGGCATTTTTTTATTACTTTCTCCTTTACAAGTTACAAGCGCTAGACCTTATAATACAAAAAGTAATCGTTATATCCGACAAAATACCAAACCAGTTTATACGCAAAAACAGATTAATAATGCGTGGATTAAAGTGCCATGGAGTCATGGAGGTCATTATTGGCATAATACATTAACGCGAGATGATCAAGATAATACACCATCATGTTATTTAAATAATTAGGTATTTAACCAATTTAATAAAAGAATATCATCATAAGCAATAAAACAAATTAAACAATAATATATTATACCATATATATTTATTTGATGTATGTAATTATAAAGATAAATAAAATGTATAGACCAATTTATAAAACATGTTAATAAATAAGTTTGTTTCGCTTTTTCTTTGCTTTTTTTTTGCTCTTCTTGTGATAATAAAAATCTCATACCAAGACAATAATTAACATTATATGAGTAACAAGATAAAACACAATATAAGGCTAATAATTTTGATATAGCATTTGCTTTATTCCAATTGAGTGTTGTGTTGATAATACACAAAATAGTTGTAATCGAATGATGAATAATAGTGGATTTGGATAAAGGCATATTTTTGATTAAAGCAATGGTATCACCAGAAACATATAAAGCACCAATAAAATGCATATAATTACTATGGTCACCAATATTAAATAATACAAGAATATTAAATGGTATTGTAGAAATGGAAATATATTTTAAAATGTTA